TGCAGTTGCTCTATTTAAACCTTCTGATCTAGCTAATTTAGCTGCTTGTGCTAAGCCACTACCGGCATCAGCTTGTTGTCCTCTAGCTGTTGCTAATACTCCAACTTGCTGTTGATTTTTAACATCTTTTGCCAGCACGTTAGCTTGCAACATATTAGCTACCGCACCGGAAGCTCTAGTTGCTGCAGTGTCTACACTAGAGACAGCACCTAAAGTAGGCTTTCCTGTAAGTGTTTGCATTGTGTCAGCTTGTGCACGACCTCGCAATGTAGCCTCTGTATTAGTTTTCAAAGACTCATCACGCATTTTGCGTAGCAAAGGATCATAAGTTGACTCAAAAAACGCTTGATCAGCTTCTGCTTGACGTGCTTGTTGTTTTTCCGTTTCGCTCGGTCTATATTCCTGCGGTTTCGGTTTACTACCCATTAAACTTCCTTTCTATAAACTGTTGTTACTGCTTTAAATCCGTGCTTTTTAGCCGCTCTACTCCATCCAGAACGGTCGGAATGAAACTCCATTCCTGTTATGCTGGTGTTTTGTATAAGTCCTTCTAAAAACTCTACACCTGCCCCTATTATATTATATCTGGGCCTACTATAAGCAACCCAAATATATAATGTTTTCTCTCCTCCAGCATCATCTAAAATAGACACTATAACAAAACCTGCATAGTAATTATCCTCATACACCATGTATAGCTCAGAACTGCCTTTTCGCAATGCTGCGTATACATCGGCGGGTATCCAATCAGCGTAAGACTTTTCGGCTACTTTTCTAAGATCCGGTTCTATTGTATTGTAAGCAACTTTAACATCCTCTAATGGAATGTATTCAAAGACCTTACCATTAATAGTCCAACTCTTTGCCATATCGTCCATACCTCTTCCTTGGGGATAAACCTGCACCTTTGTATTTTACTGTTCTTTTCACACCAATATTACCACCTCTACCTCTTAACTCTGCATCAGATACCTGAGCTTGAAATAAGTTAAAATAATCAGCAGCAGCTACTGGGTCTGTCCATTCTTTACTAGGCATTCTTAATAGCCTATAAACAGCACCATAAACAATACCATCTCGGTAATCATTACTAAAATTAGTGTCTATATTATTACTAGTTCTACTAGGTTTTAAAGCTACATTTAATAGCAAACCATTTACGTTTTTTGCATTAGGCACTGGTACTAACCAAAAAGTATCCGGTGTTTTTTGTAAATACACAGTCGGTATACCTGATTTATCTCGCCAATCAGGGTAATTTAGTTCTAAACTTCTTGGGCTGATAGGGTCTAAATCATTTCCATCATAAGTAGCCCATAATATTTGATGTACATCTGTACCACTGGGTTGATCAAACTCATACTCATAAACTCCTGATATAGTAGTTATAGGGTCTAAGTCATGAGTAAAAGCTTTACTTTTTTCACAAAGTTCTATGGTTGCAGAACGTAATGTAGTTTCTATTAACGAATCAGGGCAACCCGGAACATATGGTAAAACATCTTTAATTAACGAATCAAAACTAGCCATTCATTACCCCTTGATCAGGTTGTATTGCATCTCTAATTATTCCACCCCTAGCTAAACTTTGACTAAAGATAGCATAAAAATTAGCGGAACGTTGTTGATTACCAGCAAACTCGGCATCTTTTAGGTATGCTCTATATAAAACATAGTTTATTAGTGCATTGGCAAAGATATCATCCACTTGTATTAAGTCTGTAGCTGCACTAATACTTGTTGGGTTTTTGGAATATACAACTTCTACAAAAGCATTACCCGCTACTCCCGGATATACATAAAATACTCTAGGGTCATCTCCATCAAAAATATAATGTTTTACTTCAGTACCGTGGGTAGCATCACCGGTTACAGTTGGATCATGCCAGTTTGGTTCGGTGCTATTTAAAGAATCTTCTGATACTACTCTAACTGTTCTACCACCAGTAGCGCTAGCAGAAGTACTTGCAACATTCCTTACTATTTTTACCAACCTTAAACCATCTGCAGGTATTGTTTGTTCAGTGCCAGTTGCTAACTGTACATTTGCATGTGTAGCAGTAGCATCTGGTCTAAAATTAGCAATTTCTCTTTGACCATCACTTAAATAATCAAACAATTCACCATCGGTCCAACGCACACCAGTATTATCCTGAAGTATATTACGTACCCTGGATAAAATATGTTGTGCTTGTAATGTACCGGCCATCTACTTTTTCTTAGTTGTTTTAGGTTTTGCTTTCGATTTTGGTTTTTCTGTAGTTTCTTCTATAACATCTTCTATTGTTTTGGGCTCTTCTTTTACTTCTCTAGCCCCAGCTTGTAAACAAGCATATCCAATATATTCTGGAAATTCTCTTGCTTCTCCTGCGTATAAACGAACAGCATCACCAGTTTTTAGTGATACATATAAATCTATTTTTGAGATAACTTTCATAGTTTTTCTTTCTTCCATTTAAAACTCCTGTTTAGTAGAAAGAGGTGGTCCGAAGACCACCTCAATCTTAATTAAAATGCGCAATCTACTCTGATTACACCAAAGTCTTCATTCTGACCAGAAATGTCAGAGTTGTAGACTGGTTTTTTAAGACCCATGATCTTACCGATAGAAATACCGTTTTGGTTTCCATAGTCAAAAGTGTCTTCAACTATTTCAGGCAAACCGATATCTGCCATAGCAAGAGCTTGAGCTCCACAGAATAGGTTAGCAGCGAAATCAACATCACTACCAGATCCACCTTTCTGAGTACCTGAGGTACCTTGAGAAGTGTTTGGTACGTGTCTGAATTCGTGAACCATAACGCCGTCAACCATTAAGCTAGAAGATCCAGCAAATAGTTCGTTGTTTGGTCCTCTGATACCAGCGCTTCTTACGTTAGCTAAGAAGTCAGTGTCTAGTTTCAGATCAGCCATTACTTGTGGAGTAACGAAAAGATGATACATCTCTTCATTACCATTTCCTCTCATACCTCTAATGTATTGGTCTTTAGCAAATGCTTTCAACTCAACAATAGTGCTGTAAGACATTTTGTCAGCAGCAACTAAAGCAGAAGTGTCACCAGCAACTAAACCACTAGTTGCATCTACTCTTCTGTGTCTGTTAGAAGTAGGAGCAGTTACATCACCATTAAAGGCAAGGTCAGACAAGTTAGCACCTGAACCTAGTACTGGTCTAGTCGCAGCAGAACCACCGATATTGTTGTTCTTTCTGTTGTAGTCAATACCAGCCAAAGTCAAGAATGCAATTTGGTCTAGTCTGTCCGCCATTGCATATGCAAGTGCGTCTCTTGAGTGCTCACGGAAGTTGACAACAGATTTTTGATCCGCTAAACGACCAGATAGTCTGTTCGCAAATCTTAATTGATCTAATTGTACAACGATGTCGAATGCTCTTAGTGCTTCTTCATTACCTTCGAGAGTGTTATCACCAACGATACCATCACCAGTCATGTCAGCTAAAAGTGTTAATACAGCTCTAGCTCCTTTTTCTGATTGAGTAAGTTCATTTATTCTCTGAACCATAGCGTTGGGTCCACTACCCGCGAATTGGTTAATGAAGGACATGTTTCGAGCGACTCGCCAAAAATCACGAGACCAGATAGTAAGCTGTTCACTGGTCAACGCGCTGAAATTTGTATTAGCCATTAGGCCCTCCAAATAAAAATTAATAAAATAACCAATCGCTATTTGGGGCGATATCCCGTATACCCTTTATCGTTGGGATACGATACCGTAGGTTTTACGAGCACGACCTCGAACAGTTAACGTCGTTGTAGACGAAAAAAACGATTTTTATACTGAACGACCAGTAGTTGGATATCGTTCCAACGGACGAATTCTTTAATACTATACTACTATTTAGTCAAAGTCACCACGCATTCTGCGTAAAGTTTCTTCTGGTAGCGCACCAAATTCATCATCAGAAAGGGTATTTATATCTACTACTTTCTTATTTTTAGCAGATTCACCCTTCATCTCAGGTGGTTGTGCTTGTGAAGCTTCTACTTTTTTCTTTACAGTAGCTTTTGCTTTCTTTTCTTGCACCGCTTTACTAAGTTTAGGTGCTGGGTCTGTTGTTTCAGTGTCGCCACCTTGTAATAATTCAGGTTTTTTACTCAAAAGTGTTACTTCAGTAGCTTTTGCCAATGAATCAGCCGCTCCATATCCTTGATATATAAAAGCATCACGTAGTTCCATAACCTCGTTAGTCAATTTTTCATCATATGACTTACTTTTTTCATCAAAAATAGGAAAAACTTCCATTATTTCAGTAGCTTTTTGATTTAACTCGTGTAATTCACGATCTTGTTGTACAGTTTGACCCATTTGGCCTTGCATTTCAGACATAATTTGCTCTTTTTCAGCAGCTCTTATCTCATTTCTCAACAATGCAGCTTTTTCGGTCTCTCCATCCAACACTAAATCCTGATATTCCTTCTCTTTTGTAACAAAATCATACTCTGGGAGCTTTTCTGTTTCAGGAGTATCTTTATCTTCCATATCTTGAAGCCTTTTTTGCATTTCTTTATTTTTTGCAAGCACTTCATCAAGACGTGACTTAGGCACCATAGGTGCTTTTGGTTCTTCTACTTCTTTTACTTCTTCTACTTCGGGTTCCTCTGATCCTTCCGCCACTGTTTCCACAGGTTGCTCATCATCTCCTTGAACGCTCTCTGGTTCTGTCTCTTCTGAGTCACTTTCTGTTTCTTCTGCAACAGGTTCTTCGACTTGCTCCTCTGTAACTTCTTCTGTTGTTTCCTCTGCAACAGGTTCTTCTTCTGTTGTTTCTTCTGTTTCTGTTTCTTCAACGTTCTCCTCCTTGGGTTCGTCTTCAAAGTTCATATCTACTTGAAAAGGTTGTACATCCTCTTCAGTTTTTGCATCAGCACCGGGCATCCCGTCAAATACTAATTCGTCTTTATTATCAGCCATTATGAGCCTCCTCTGTTTTTCATAGCTTCAACAGCAACCTTAGAGGCTGCTTGGGTTTCAGTTTGACCTTTCCTCATGTCATTAGTTATCGACGATAGCTGTTGACGTAAGGCAAGTTCCTCTTGTTTCATTTGCATCTTAGCTTGCAACTCAGCCACTTTAAGTTGTGGATCGGCAGCAGACTCTTGAGCTTTTGCCATATTGAGTTGAGATAAGGACTGCAAATTCTGTACTTCGGCTTCCATCTTAGCAATCTCAAGCTGTATTTTTTTGATTTCAGCTTCTGCTTGGAATTGCTGTATTTGAGCTTGTTCTTCACTAGGTGGTTCCATGCCCTGCATTATACGTATACGTCTAGCGATTTCAGCTTTTTTAGCCATGTGTGAATAATCAACAATTAAGTCATCTGGTATTGGTACACCAACCTGTCTTAATTGTATTGCTTCAGCAAATTGAACCTCATCAAAGTTATCTCTAGTTGGCATGGTACCAACGACAACTTTATACTCACCTAAAGTTAAATCATTAATAATATCTCCCTCAGGAGTAACTTGATTTACTACAATGGGTACCTCAGGTTTCATTGGGTCACTTTCATCAGTGATTTGAATTAATCTTTCTTCAGTATAGTACTGTTGTACCACACGTAAAATATGTTCTGCTAAATACTGTCTAGTTTTTTGTAAGTTGTCTAATGGTACTTGAATCATTAAAACACCACGGTTTTGCTTAGCTTGTATAGCAATACCTGATACTTCTGGGGAATCTGTGCCTAGCATAGAGTCACTTACACCACTGATTGTTTTTATATTAACCGCAGCTTTTTGACCTAATCTATCTAGGCCGGTGGGAATCTGATTTGGTGGTATCTTCGCAGGGGGAGATGAGCCACGATTATACTCTAGTACTAAACCAGTTTCCGCACCGTGTTCTTCTAAATCGTCAGCAGTCATGCCATTTAATGACCCTGTTTCTACAATCCAACCACTGTTAGCTGTAGTATTTACGATATGTAATTCTTGTGAACTTATTTTGTTAAGTTGTTCTTGTGGAGATATTAAGTTTCTTACCATACCAAATGGTCTACCTCTTCTCCAATAAGGAAAGTATGGAACAATTGTAAAACACTCATAAGGAGACCAGTCATCGTGTAAGACAACTTTATCTGCTGTCACAGTCCAACGTACTTTACGGTCTAGCCTAGTAAGTATTTCTAAACCATACTCATCTGCGAATTTCTTTTTCTTTCTTTCACCCCAGTTGCCGGGTACTTGTCGCATATCACCAGTAACAGCATCAACATAATAACTACATTCTTTGAGTTGGTAGTACTGCCTTTCGATTACTCTTACGGCACGCATTTGTCTGTTTTCTTCTGGATTAGTTGTACTGCCTTGGTTGTACTCAACACCAGTGTAGGTATCGCCATATCTTGTTTCTTCATACTCTACAGAATCTTGGCCCATAGTATTACCATACTCTGCAGCTACTCTTAACTTGTCAGCTTTATCAGTACCATATTGTTCTTCTACTTCATCTAAACTCATCCACTTGGTTTCAAATATTTCATTCCAAGTTTTGGGATCATACTCCTTGGCGTCAGGGTCAATCAGAATATCTAACGGATCCTTGGTACTTATACGCACTTCTCCTTGGATATGATCCGTAAAATCTATTCTTACATCAAAGTAACCTCGGTCTTGAATAAGACCATCAGCAAAAACTGTAGACTCCAACCAATCTAATTTATTAGTGTCAGCTATGTGTAAATATAATTTATTAAGTACATCAGCAACTTCCTGAGTACCATTACCTTTTGGTTTGAAATTAACGTCTGCTCTTCGAGTACTTTGTTCTCCAAGCACAGTATTGATTGTTGGTAATATAGTATTGATTGTAAGAGCTGGACGCCCTTCATCATCTAGTGATGCAACATCAGCTGGATCCCATTGGTTGCCACGATAGAAAGCATCACATTTTTTTGCAGTTTCTATATATTCTAAGTGACCATTGTCACGCGCACGTTCGTAACGCTCAAACTGATTAGTTGCTATAGAATGCTCTTCTTCTGTACTTAACTTTTTCTTCTTCTTGCTGTAATTCATTAAGAACTCATAGCTGATTTACGTTTATCACTTTTGGCTAGATATTTAAGCTTGTCTCGCCAAGACGGTTCATGTTCTATCTTCTCTACAAAAGTAGCGAATTCTGTCATCATCAATCCTATCCATGCTAACGCATCCACTTGGTCATCATGTACCCCGTTTGGAAAACGCAAAAGTTCCGCAATAAGCGGACCAACCCATATCGGATCTTTCGGAAAGTATACCATGCCTTGCTGCATCCTACCTTGTATTGCTCTAGCTCTCGCTTCCTTATCTCGTCTACCTACTTTCAAATCTTTGAAATAAGCTTCGTTAAGTCCACGTTCTCGAACACGTTTTTGTAGAAACGGACCTAATGCCATCTCTATGTGACCTTTTTCAATACCGACAACATGTGGTCGCCACGTCTCGAAAAGATCCAGTATTTGTTCAACAAGTTCAAAACCGTCGTACTTCCCTCTTATACAATCTACCACGTATAAATTATCGTATTCATCAACGCCAACAACTATCCCTACAGAGTAGTCATTACGTTCTCGTTGACCAATCGCTAAATCCCATGCGCAATAGAAGCGTAATCTGTCAAAGTCTACTTCATTTTCATCGTAATACCTAATCATTTCTCGATTAAAGTACTCACCTTCGTCCGATACTGGGTTCTGTTGATACAGCGCCGACCAGTCTCTCGGACCTACCGCTCTTTGAATCTGGGTCAGAGCTTCCGTACTATATCGCTCTGGGTGAAGCGCGTCGCCCTTTTCTCTAAACTCTTCGTCCTTCTCGGCGATGGCTGGATACTTAACAACTTCCCACTGATCCGCGCCCGCGGCTGCCGCTTGTAACAACCTACCAGCTAAATCGTCATCGTGCCATCTTGTAAGAATTACGAGTACACCACCTCCAGGGGCCAGTCGTGTATAAGCAGTAGATGTATACCAGTCCCAGACGGCATCCCGATTGTACTCGGATTCCGCGTCTTCTCTGTTTTTGACTGGGTCATCGATGACGAGTACGTGCGCTCCTTTACCAGTAATACCACCACCAACACCCGCTGCTACATAACCACCGCCCTTGGTTGTATTCCATGATTCTACGGACTGCGAACTAGGGTCGAGCGATACACCAGAAAAGACATTTTTAAAATTGGGTTCTCTTAGTTGATGACGAACCTTACGACTAAAGTTCATGGCCAACGATCCAGAGTAGGAACAACTAATAAATTCTTGTTCAGGATTCTTACCTAAATGCCAAGCCGGAAACGCAACAGAAGCCAAAGTAGATTTACCATGTCGTGGTGGCATAAACAACATAAGTCTAGGTGACTTTTGATTATTTACATCTTCACTAAACTTCTCCAACCGTAGACATATGTCCTTGTGTACCCAACCTGCTACATAGTCTGGATTAAAACGTTCAACAAACGGTAACAAATGTTTACGGGCCAAGGCTCGTAAAGCAAGTTCTTTTTGGGCTTTTAGTTGTTCAGTTTCTTCTGGAGTTGGTTCTTCTGCAACTTCTTCAATTACAGGTTCTTCAATACGTTCTGCTTCGTCGGCTTTACAGTACACGCAGATCTGATCGTCGCTCGGGTACAACGTATCTGGATGTAACGCTTTACACGTTAAACATTCAATCTTTTTTATTTCCATCCTTTTTAGGCATGAGATATTGGTTATCAGTTCCCGCTATCTTAAGTAATTCAGAGTCTGGTAGTTTCTCTAGTTGTTCTACAGTTCTATCCAGATTGATATTAATTTGTGTAGCATGCTCTGGAGCAAATAGACCGTGGAGCTTGCACAATGAATCGGTGATAACTTTTTCTTCTGTCGCTGTTGCAGATTTACGATGTGCTTCCAAGTACATGCTTGTCGCTGTTTGTTTATCAAACTTAATCTCTTCTTTAAACTCTTCGCGCATCTTAGCAACCATTTTTTGTACTGCTGGTTTCTTAAATACTTTATAAACATGCTCATTATCCCTATATCCAGCTGCGCGTCCCGCTGCAGCTTTCGACATGCCACGGAGATGAAAAAGAATTAAGCGCTCTTCTTGAACACTCAATTCATTAAGCTTGACGTCGACATAGGGATAATGAGACTGAAGCTCGGCCCTTTCTTGCTCAAAATTTTGGTCTTTATCAGTCATTTTCTTTGGATTCTACTATATTTTTAGCCCACCAATAAAGCTCATCTTCTTTTAATGTGTGTTTCATCATATTTGCTCTACTACAAACTAACTGAATATTAGTAACTATATACTTAACATCTGGATCTATTCGGTCAATAGAAGCATTTAAATCTCTGTTCCCACTACCATCTTTATGGTATGTCATGAATAAACCAGTCAATGCGCACTTACCGTTTTGTTTTTCCCACAGTTCCAAAACATCTTCTAATTCAATATCCCACTCAACTTTTTTATTCTTTTTCTTAGTTCTCGCATGTTTAAGTTGACCAAACAAACGAGTCAAATAATTCTGAGGTGTTGCGCTAGCATTCTTCTGTCGTACCGCGTAAGAACAAGTTTTACATTTTTTAGAATGAACTGGACCACGATCATTCTTAGTCAAAAATTCCGATAAAGGTAGCTCCTTTTTGCAAGAAGTACATTTCTTTGTACTCATGCTTGCTCACTGTAGCACAAAAAATTGTTAGAAAATTTTTTTGGTAAAATTTTTTCAAAAAAATATTATTCTATATTGCTCACTCACCGTCTACTATCATCAGTTCTAGCCACGCCCCTTCCCCGATTCTCTATTTGGAACCTTGTTTTTGATTTTTTGCCTTTGGAACCTTGTCAGGTTTTTGTTTGACCAGGCTACGCTACCACTTCGCCTAGTCCAAGACTAGATAAATGTATGTAAATTAAATAGGAGATATTATGTATATGAATGTTTGGTATGGAAGTAATGAGAATAGGTGGTTAAGTAATCTAGCTTATCGCCCCTTCTGGTATGAAGGTAAGTATTTTATTACTGTTGAAATGTGTTATCAGTCTTGGAAGAGCGGTGAGTTTGATGCCTCTGTTTATAATAAAAAGTGGAGAGAAGGATTAAAGATTATCGGTAAGAAAGGTACCAAGACTGATAATAATTGGAATGTAAATCTTATGGAAGAGATTATGTTGGAAAGCTTTAGGAGTAATCCTGAAGAGTATGAAAGGTTAAGAAGATTAAGAGATGTAAAGTTTACCCATATCCAAGATAAAGGGATATGGAAGCATATGTTTCCTACTCTTCTTGAAAGAATAAAGAACTTGGACTGACCAGTCCAAGTTCTTAAATCTAGATAAATAAAAGTAATTTTAACAATTAATCACGAAGGAGTGAGATATGAAACTAACTAAAGAAGAAAAGAAAGAACTAAGACTTAACTTCTTGTTCGGAGCCGAAGACGGCGAACCCAAACCTCTCCACCTTCTAGCTAGACTAGAAGCTAGAAAGCTTTGGAGAAAATGGGAAGATGAACAAATAAGTCTTTGGTCATCATAACTATCATCAAACTAGTA